GCGTACCGCTTGCACGCCGCGAGCAGTTGGGTGCGCGTCGTGCCGACGGGCCAGACATCCGCGAGGCCGGCGCGGACGTTGGCCTTGGTGGTGTCCAGCGGCAGCGTCATCGCGCCCGTCAGCCACTCCCAGGAGCGCGCCTTGGCCGCCGACAGCGCGTCGCAGTCTGCCCAGACGATGGCCTCGCGGTACTCCTCTGGCGGCACCGCGCTGCGCCACACCACAAACGTGCTGTCTCGGTTGTAGAGATCAGCGAGCCCCACGTCGTTGCGGATCGCAAGCGCGGCAACCACGTCGGGATCGGTGCTCGCGCGGATGGCCGCCGCAAGCGTCGTCAGTTCGTTCGGTGTCATGCGATTACCTCGTTGGTTTTCCACCAGTGCCGCACGTCGAAACACGGACACGCCTTGCTAACGCCCGGGAAGTCTCTGTGGCCCAGGATCGCGTCGTCGGCCAAGTCGTACTTGGCGAGCAGGTCGTTGAGCAGCCCCCGCAACGCCGCGAACTGCTCCTCGGTGAACGTCGGCGCCGGCTCGCCCTCGGCATCCAAGCCGCCAACGAGGCAGATGCCGATGCTGTCCCTGTTGTGGCCGCTGACGTGCGCGCCGACGAGTTCTTCGCGCCGGCCCGGCTCGACGGTGCCGTCGCGGCGAATGACATGGTGATAGCCCACGTCGCTCCAGCCCTGCTGCCGGTGCCACGCCCGGATCTCGGCCACGCCGACATCAAGGCTCGGGCGCGTCGCAGCACAGTGGACGACGAGCTGCTTGATCTCACGCTCGCTCATCGCGCGACGCCCTTGATCTTTTCGACGGTGCGCAACCCACCGATGCCGAGCAGGATGCCGAGCAACGTGAGCAGCAGGTCTTCGGACGCCAGCGGCGGCGCCGGGAACTCCAGCATCACCGACACCCAGGCGAGTAGCGGCTGGACGATGAAGTTGTAGCCCAGCGCGAACACGCAGATCCAGCCTACGGCAGGCCGCCAGCCGGCCACGCGGTAGTCGGTGCTCGCCGCCTCAACCTGGTTTATTGCCTGCTGCCCGAGCGCGAGCTGCAACTCGCCGGACTGCTCCAGCTCCAGCAACTTGAGCTTGGCCTGTGCCGCCTGATCCGCGTCCGGGATCAGTTTGTCGATGATGGCGATCACGGCCGGAATGGCCGATGCAATCAGCGGTGCAACCACAGCGATCCCCCCATCCAGAGCAGCACCCAGCCAACGGTGAACAGCGCACCCACCGCGCCCACGGCGGCTGCAGCCAGCAGCCACCGCAGGCACGAGTCTGTGCACTGCGAGCGGATCACTCGGACCACGAGCGCCACCCGACCGCTATCGCGAGCAGCAGGACCGCTGCCAGCGCAAGCGAAGCGATATCATTCTCAGACACCGAGTTTCCCAGACGGGCTCATGGCCCGCTGCGGTGAGGATTCGGGCAGGTCGAGCGGCTGCACAACCCTGATGTAGTCCACAAGCAGCTTCTCGATCTTGTCCACGATGCGGGTGTTCCGATCTGCATCGTCCGGCAACAGGCCGACGGGCATCCGCGCAGAAGCACTGTTGATGAGTTCAGTATGCGCGGCCTTGAACAGCACGATCACATCGCGCAGTGCTTCGTTCTCGATGTTCGGAACGTCCAGCATCGGATCGAGTTCATGCATCGTCGGCGCGCCCTTCGGCAGATCAAGCGGCGGCTGCGCGACGATCCACGCCTGGTAAGTGCGGATCGCCTTGATGTACCTCTCAAGGCGATTGCTGTCGTCCTCAGTGACGTGAGCAAGATTCGCCGACGCACACAGCGCCATCTCAGTGATAAAGCGGTTGATGCGCGACGCGAGGCCGCGCACGTCCTGGTTATACACGGTGCCAGCAGTGCTGGTAGGCATAGTCAAACCCTCGCTCTGTAGGTGGCCTGCCAGCCGCGTGAGCGGCGTTTCGGCGCGAGGGGGAGCCTAGGCAGGCCATGGGTTGGCGCCCCCTCTGCAATCTCACTTGGGCTGCTTGCGCTCCAGCGCGACGGCGCCCAGGCCGAGCAGCGCATCCGCCAGCGCACGCTGCAGCAGCAGCAGTTGCTCCTGCGTCAGGTGGTTCTCCGCGGTGTACCGGCAGAAATGCGCGCCCTGCTCGTCCACCACGTCCATCGTCAGAATCACGTTCATCTTGTCCATGTTCCCCTCACCAGTCGTTGAATGCGGCGATCACCAAGATCGCCAGAGTCACATACGCGCTGACCTCAAGGAGCCCACGCGCCATGTCGATCCACACGTCGGACGCGGCCAGTGAATACCAAGGGTGGGGCATATCGCCTCCGCTTTGCGTCATCCGGTGCGAACTCCCAGACTCTCCCGCCAGCGTCCGTCCACGTTACGTGCAGCCATTGCCCATCGCGCAGCGTGTGCCCGAGCTGCACCAGCGGCCACGCGGTCCACTGCAGCACGCCGCCGAGCAGCCGCAGCGGCCACGCCAGCGGGTGACGCACCAGGCGCCTCAACCGGGAGTGCTTGGTGGGGTGCAGGCAGATGCCAACCGCCTCGCCCCTCCTCCATGCGCGCCAAGCTTCGAGGTGACAGTTGCTGCGCACTCACCGCTGCCTCTGCTGACACGCCTGCAGACGCTGGCACATGCGGTCCTGCTCCTGATCCAGATATTGCAGCCGCAGCATTACTTCGGCGCGGCTGGTGATGCAGGCAGCGCATTGCTCTTCGAGCTTGCCGATCCGCGCGTCGTGGCGTGCGCCGTCGGCAGCAGTGAACCTGTCGCCCGGCTGGCGAAATCGCTCGAACGCCTCAGTGTGCTGTTCCATGTCTCGCTCGATGCGCTCGATGCGAGCGATAGAACGATCGATGTCACTGCGAGCAGCAACGTAGCCACCCGCCAGCGCAACGGTAGCTGCCGCCAGGACTGGGCCAGCCCAGGCGACGCTGACCCGGTCAAGCCATGACGATGCACTCGGCTCTGCCACACGTCAGGCTCCTCTCAACGCTTGCCCTTGCCGCCCTTTCCCTTCTTCTTGCACGCCATGTCGCCTCCCGTCAGGTGATCGTCAGGGCGCCGGCCGAGCCATCGAAGTCGATGGTGAACGTCTCGCCGGACGCCAGCGTGATGCTGGACCCGTAGTCGTAGTAACCGATCAGCGGATCGGCCGGGCTCGTCGGCGTGTCGTTGTACAAGTACACGTAGCGGAACGGCCCGACGCTGCCACCGGTGGCCGTCAGCACGAGATCCGTGAGCGTCAGCTTGTAGGTGCCACTCGTCTGCTCGGACGCCGACGTGGTGACGTTGCGCGTCGAGCAGTACGTGTAGGACACCTGCGTGACGTTCGCCAGGATGCACGCTGCCGTCGATCCCGTAGGCGGCGTCGATTCGGAGCCGGGCGCCGTGTTCGACAACGCGACGGCAATCTGGTCCGAGCCCAGGTTGTGCACCTTCTCGGCCAGATGCTCCACGAACCCGTTGAGCTTGGTAAAGCTTGCCATGCGTCAGTCCTCTAGTTGCTCGCGGCCTGTTTGGCCTGCACTGTCTCGACACCGATCACCTTGCCGTCGCCATCGCGCACCACGCGCTTGGGCGCGTTCAACTGCTGCTGCAAAGACTCCAGCGCGGCCAATACCGCCGCCATCGGCTTCATCTCTTCCTCGTCGTCGTCAGACGCTTCCTGCTCGGGCGCCTGCATTTGCATCTGCCGCTCTTTCAGCGCCATCTCCCGCTCGCGCAGCCCGCGATCAAACAGCTCGCGCTCGAAGTCCACCACCGAGCTCACGCTCTTCTCGTCGCTCGATGCCTGCGCCTCCATCAGCCGCGCATTCACCTCGGCCCGTGCCTTGTACTCTTCGAGCGCAAGCTCGCGTTCCTTTAGCAGGAGCTCCTGCTCGGCGATACGGATCTCCGCGGCCTTGATCTGCGCTTCCAACTGCGCGGCCTGCGCATCGAGCGCCGCCTTCTGGCTCGCCGACTGCGCCTCGGCCTGCGCCTTCATGGCCTGCACCTGCGCCTTCTGCGTCTCTACCTGGGCCAGCACCTGCTCGACGCTCGGCTGCGGGGGCGCGGGCGGATCGCGCGGTGCGTTCGGGTTCTGCGGATCGATCAGGAAGTCGGCCGTGTTGCGATAGCCGGCGAGCTTGAGCACTTCCGACAGCGCGTTGTAGAGGTTCACCGTCGAGAACAGCGGGTTCTGGCTCCCGATGCCGGCGCCTGCGGCCTGCAGCATCTGGTAGCTCTGCAGCAGCGTCTGCATGTGCGCAGCCTGCTCGGCGCGGTTGCCCGAGCCCACGGCCGTGTTGACGACGATGTCGTAACTGCCGCTGAGATCGTCCGCCGTCAGCGTGAGCGGCACGCCCGACAGCAGCACAGTGCGCTCGGCCAGATACTCGGGATGCTTGGCCGACAGGCGCAGGATGAGGTTGATGCGGTCCCGGAAGCCCGTCTCGGCGAGGTTGCGCGCGATCAGCTCGATCCGCTGATTCGCGGCGTTCTGCACCAGCGCCGTGCCCGTCGCCGTCTTGTTGAGCGTGTCGGGCGAGAGCCCGGCGTTGAAGCGCGTGACGCCGGTTCTGGCCTCGAGCTTCTGCTGCCAGTGCTCGATCAGCGGCAAGGCGTGCATCGGCAGCGGCGACACCTGCAGCGGCAGCACCGTGCCCGGTGCCCGGACGCGCACAAAGCCGCCCGCGCGGTTGTCGAGCAGATCGCCGACGGTGTGCTCGGTGATGCCCGTCGTCACCAGTTCGGCGCGCGGGTTGACGGTGAGGTAGAGGTGATCGTTGATGCTGCGGTGCAGGGCCGTCATCAGCTCCTGCAAGTCCGTCGTCAGATCGGCGAGCGAGTAGCCGGTGAGCCGGTGCGAGCGAAAGATCGGCGTGATGCACACCAGCGGCGGCTCGTCCACTTCCTCCACCGAGAGGATCGTGTCGCCAACGCGCATCACCTGCAGCCACTCGGCGATGCCGTCGTTGTCGGCGTCGTGCCGCATGTAGCACTCGTACAGCCACACGCGCCGCGCGCCCGGATCGACGCCCGCCACGGTGTCGTCGTCGCCCAGCTCGTTGCCAAGCGTGTCGCTCAGGCGCTCGTCGTTGTCGAGCGATTCGATCTCCGGGCCGTGGATGTCGTCGGCCACGTCGAAGCCAAGCGCACGCAGTTCGTCCAGGCGCTTTTCCGTCTTGTGCGCAACGAACCACCAGGATTCGCGATCAAGCGTCGCGTCCTCGGTATAGAGCACTTCCTCGGGCGGGATCGTCGCCAGCCGCAGCGTCGCTTTGCGCCGCTCCAGCGTCACGGCCACCGTGTAGAGCGGCATCCCGTCGCCGCCCGGCTGCTCCGTCACCTCGTCCATGCGCACGCCCGGCTGCGCGGCGATCACCTGCACCTCGGCCGCGGTGACGCCCTCGAAGCGGTGACGCTCGACGAACTCCTTGACATCCCACCAGATCTTCTGCCAGCCGACGGCTTCAATCAGCGCGTCGCGAATCCACTGGTAGTCCGCGAGGTACCCGTTATTCTCGCGCGTGATGACGTGACTCACCCACGCCTCGGCCGCCCGCGCCTTCTGCGCATCCTCTGGCCCCTGTGGCTGCAAACTGTTCCACTTGTCGCCCGCCGTGAAGATGCGCATCAAGCTCGGCATCACCCACTCGACGGTGTCGCGCACCACCGGATCGACGATCTTCGAGCGGCCGGCATTGACGGGCAGGCCGTCAGGGTTCGCGCCCTCGTAGTAGCGCAGCGCCTTCTCGCGCCGCTCGCTGATCTCCTGATCAAGAAACACCGCGGCCTGATCGATGTACGCCTGCGTCAGTTCGCGCAGCGTGTCCTCGGTGAGCTTCTTGCGCTTTGCCATCAACTTTTCCGCAGTGCGAATAGCAGCGTGTGTTTGTCAGGGTTCGACTCATGCACCAGCTTGAACGAGTGCGGCCACACGGCGCGGTAGTCCGTCATGCTGGTGACGCCCACTTGCGTCTCGTACTCGTCGGCATCGAGAAACGTCAGGCACGCCGTCGAGATGATCCGCGTGTGGCCCGGATCTCCCCACGCCCAGGGTGAGTCCCACGCCGGCACGCTCGCAATGAGCAGGCCGCCGGGCGTCAAGATGCGCCAGTACTCGGCGAACTCGGCGAAGTAGCCGCGCCAGTCGCCCTGCCGGCCGACGTGCTCCAGCACCTCGTAGGCGTGCAGCTCGTCGAACTCGCCGCTCCAGAACGGCAGCGGGCGATCGTTCAGATCCCACAGCACGTCCGGGGCGCAGTCGGCGTCGATATCGAGAGTCGTCACGTCGTGGAAGCGGAGGTCGCCGTTGCGCCCGAGCTTCTTCACACGCTTGTTGCCTGCGCCGATCAGCAGTTCACGCATACCAGCACCCGATCCGACTCGCTCGCCGCCACCTCGCGCCAGCCACGCGCTTCGAGCCACTGCCGGGCTGCGCTCTGCTCGTAGCCGTAGCGCGGTGCACCCCAGCCGTATTCCTCGATCTGCACCACGGGCCGGCAGCGCAGCAGCGTCTGCGCCAGGCCCATCAGAGCGGGCAGCTCGTGGCCCTCGACATCGAGCTGCACGAAGTCCACGTCGTCCCAGCCGTAGTCGTCGCCGCGCTCGGCCGGCACCACGGCGTGCACAAACGGCACAAGGTGCGAGCCGCCGCAGTTAACGTCGAAGTGCTTCATGGCCCAATGCTTCGCCGGATCGTCCGACAGGGCCGCCGCGTGCAGCGTGATCGTCCGCACGCCTGCGACGTTGCGGCGCAAGTACGGCAGATTGACTTGGCTCGGCTCCCACGTCTCGACGGCCGCAAAGTGCTCGGCCAGTGCCAGCGGGTAGAGCCCGACGCACCCGCCAGCCTGGATCGCGCGCCGCCGCTGCCGGCAGTGCGTGATCGCATCGAGCAGGAACGGCAGGCCCGCCGTGATGTGCGCTTGCGCGTGCTCGTCAGCCGGCGGCCAGGCGCAGTCGTAGGCGGCCACGGGTGGCTTGCCGGGCTTCACGCGACGGCGACGTTCAGCCGCGAGAGATCGTAGTCATTCCACAGGCCGGCGGGCTGGATCAGCGCCATGTCCTCGCCTGCACCGATCATCGCGTACATCAGCGCGTCGCAGACGTGCGAGTAACGGCCCTTGTCCGGGTAGTCGCGATACCGCTCATCGCCGCCAACCTGCAGACGCTTGTACGAGTAGCCGCCACCCAAGCCCTTGCGCAGCGTCCGGCACGTCGGGCTGATCACGAGGCCGGGCTCGCCCGTCATCGTCAGCCGCTGCAGATGCCGCGCCACTGCCTCGCGGCGCAGCGTGAAGTCGTTGGTGTGCGCCGGCACCGCATCAATGCCCGCGGCGCGGAGCACGTCGAACGGCGTGCGCTCGTCCACCTGGCTGCGCCCTTCGCCGGCCGGATCGCCGGTAATCGTCGCGACCTTGAGGCCGCGGAAGTCGCGATTGAGCACGCCGCGCAGCAGCTCGCCGAAGCGGACGGCGCCCATGTCCTCGGTAACAACCTCGGCCAGCGCCCGCCACTGCCCGCCGACCTGCTGCAGGACGACGGCTGCGGGCGTCAGGCCAAAGTCGATACCGACGTGCAGCGCATCTGCCGTGGGTGTCAGCGCATTGGGTGTGCAGTGCTGCGCATCGCGGTATTCAGGGAACACCGGCTTGCCGTCCGTGACCATGCCGTAGGTGTTGTGGACGTAGACCTTTATCCACTCGTCCGTCTTGCCGGCTAGCATCCTCGAGTAGTAGCCGGGCGGCAGGTGCTCGATGTTCTCCGCACCTGGATCGAGCGCGCTCGGCTGCCGGAACAGGCGCCAGCCCTCGGGCCGATCCTCCTCGAACAGCCGATACCACCAGTGATCCGAGTCCGGCGGGTTGGTGTCCATGATCAGGCCGTACCAGCTTGGCCCGCCGTGCCGCTGTGACGGATACCGGCCGATGCGTCCCATGAGCATGTCGATCACCGAGCGCGGCACCTCGCGCGCCTCGTTGACCCACGCGCCCGTGAGTTCCAGCGACAGCAGCTTCTTCACGTCGTCCGGCCGATCCAGGGCGCGGAACAGAATCTCTGCCTCCACGTCGCCCGCGTCGTAGCGATAGGCCATCTCGCCTGCTACCCAGTGGCCGATGCCGCCGAACCAGTCCTCCCACGTTTTGCGGGTGGTGTCCTGCAGCTCGCGGTAGGTGTTGCGGACGACGACCCAGCGGCTGCGCCGCTTGCCGTCCTCGGCGGGCCGCTGCTCGTTGAGGCGGCGCCAGATTTCCCAGCAGCAGGCGACGGACTTGCCTGATCCAATCGGGCCCATGAGGCCGCGCACGAAGTCGTCGGCGCGGTGGAAGTCGGAGCAGGTTCGGCTTGCCTCGTACCGGACTTCAGTCACGAGTCACGATCTTTGACGACCATCGCGAACACGGGCGCGATGGCGCGGCCTTCCTCATCGACGTGCGTCACGGCCTTGAGTTGTGGCACCACGTACTTGGCGACTTCCTTGGCGGCGTTGAAACGCAGCTCGATGGGCTGTGCCTCGTCATTGGCGATGCCGGCCATCTGGATGATGGGATGCCAGCCTGGGAACTTGGCATCGAGGCGAGCCATGAGCGTCGCCTTGAGCGTATTGGGTACCCCTACCGGCCTGCCCATTGTTTAGTGCCAAGTTCTTGACGGACTGCCAAATATGACAGTCTTCCGATCCAAAAAAAGCCGGACGGTGCCGGCTAAGATGCTTCTCGGAGGGTGCTCGCGAGGCTCCCGAAACTCTGGGAGCCTAGCGAAAAGGTAGCAGTTTTTTCCGGACTGTCAAGACTGGCAGTCGTTGCTGCCATTTTTGGCATTCCGCCTGTACTTAGCGGCCTGCCGGCAGCGGTTGCTGCAATAGCGGGCCGCTACGACGGCGGTGAACGTCTTGCCGCACACGGCGCAGGTGTGCTCGATCCTGCGCCGCAGTGCGGAGAGTGCGGCGCCTGGGCTGGTCACGGCAGCCGCTCGTGGATGCCGTACATCTGGCCCCAACGCGGCCTGCGGCGCTGCGGCACGTGCCACGTGATCTGCAAGTCGAGGTCATCGATCACCCAGTAGGGCCCGATCATCGGATCGCTTTCGGCGCACGTCGTCACGATCCTAGCGGTGCCTTTTCTGAGCTGCCGCGCAAGCTTCTGCATGCGGCAGGGCTGGAAGGTCCGGAACGTCATGCCGGCATATTTGCTGGTCGTCATGTTGGCCTCCTGTCTTAGCTGACCCAGTGCAGCCGCTCGAACGCGCCGAAGCTGTCGTCGTCGTCGGCCGGCGCCTGCAGATCCCAGTGGCCCGCCATCAGCGAGTCCTTTTCCTCGTCACAGCTGCACTGCCCGATATTCTCATCGATGATCGCCGGGAGTGCCGCGATGGCCTCTTCACGGCTGGAGAAATCGCCGTTCCACATGCACCCCTGCCCGTCGGCGCTCGTCCACCAGACGGTCCAATTGCTGCTGTTGCGGTCTGACATGTCTGCTCTCCTGTCACTCGCTGCGCAGGGCCGCGATGCGGTTCATGGCGGCGTCGTAGTCGGCCAGCTCGATGGTGTACTCGTAGCCGGTCGGCGGCTGGTGCTTGCCGCGGAGCGAGGTCTGCTGCTCGAACCACTGGTTGCCGCGGCTGTACACGCGGACCATCAGGTTCGTGCCCTTGCGGTTGGCCCTGTAGTACGTCCTGCTCGTCATGTCTGCTCTCCGGTGGGTGTCTCTGATGGTAAGTATACACGCTACCGCCACCGTGTCAAGAGCGATCACTCCGATTGCGACAGCCGGCCGGCGAGCCACCAGTGGGCGGCGTCGATGGCGGCGTAGAGCTGACTGCGCCCTTTGCGGGTGCGCTGCCGCCAGTGCTCGGCCTGGGCATCCTGCGTCAGATCCTCGAGGTAGCGCAGCTCGACGGCGAGGCGCAGGCGGCCGGGCATGTCGCGGATGGCCCGATCGGCCGCCAGGAGGCGATTAGGGAGCGTGTAGTCCGGCACCCTGCCGCGGCCTCCGGGTGTGTCGCTGCGGCCCTCCAAGAGGCGGATTTCGGCCGTGGTGGACGGGTATCCCAGGGCGCCTGAGAGCAGGCGGCGGGTGGCGGCGCCCCAGTCCACGAGCAGGATGTCGATTTCGCGGATCACTGGTTCGGCCGATAAGGCCACAGCGGGCAGGGGGCGCGGCTGGTCGGCGAGGCAGTGCAGGCGCGGATGTCCTCGCGGTGCTCGCCGTCGCCGCCCATGCACTCGCGGCACTTCTCGCGGATAACGGACCTCAGGAGGCGCACAGTGGGCAGGGGCGGTAGGTCACCCCTCCTTCGCGCTTCCGCGCGCTCCTGGCGTGCAACCGCGGCCGTTGCGAGGCGGTCTTTGATGTGCATTCGTTGGCCCTCCTAGGTCACCGGATCGACGGGCAGGGAATTGCGCACCTCATCGGCCCAGACGGGCAGCTCGGCCTCGATGGTCGCGAACACCCGCGGCGAGTAGTACATCGCCCGCCACCAGCCGGGCCCGCGTTTGTAAATCAAGACGGGCAACAGGGGCCCGGCCTGCAAGAACGTCTGCTGCCACCAGAGCTTGAGCAGGCCGCGAGTGACGGTGCGGTGGTTTTTGATTTCGATGCTCCAGCCGGGCACGCCGACGAGATCGGAGTCGCCGTCGTGCTGCCGGACGCGGCGGCGCACGTCGAAGCCCAGCAAATCGTGGATCTCCTTGGCCACTTCGCGCTCGCCGACTTGGCCCTTGCGGCGCTGGGCGGCGCTCATGCCTTTGCCCTCAGCGCGGCGCGCAAGTCGGCAAGATGTGCGCGCGCCGTCTGCGGATCGGCCGCCGGGCGCGGCAGGGCGCGGTATGGCCGGTGGGCTGGCGCCCGCGACTGGCGGGCGAGGCCGGCGAATTCGGATGGGCTCGGCGGGAAGGTACGGCCGATGCAGGCATCGAGGCCGGCGCGGATCTGCTCTGGTGTCAGCTTGGCGAGCACGGCGGCGTAGTCAGCGAGCAGCCGTTCGTACTCGTCCGACGTTGTCCACTGTGCCGTCCAGGCTTGGCGAAACAGGCTCCGCATCCGCTCGGCGAAGGCTGCTTTCCAGCTCGGCGGCAAGGGCGCGCTCGGCGTAGGCGTCGGCGATGGCGACGGCGTTGCGGTGGCGGTCTGCAGCAGGCGGGTGACGTGGCGCATGGGAGTTTTCCTTGTCGCGGGTTTTCCAGAGGCGGACGGCGGCCCGCCAGTCCTTCATCGGCGTTCGGCCGACGCGCCAGCCGTTGGCGGTGTAATGGTCTACGAAGCGTGTGCCGTCGAGCAGGTAGCCGATTGATCGAGCATACTCGGCAACCTCTTGGGGCGTGGGTGGCGCGAATTTTTTCGCGCCCCCCTCAAGTACGTTATCTGTATGTCTGGTTCTGGTTCTGGTAGATGCTTGAGCATTGGTCAAGCATAGTCCGCTGCTTGACTCTTGCTTGGCGTTTGCTTCAAGCAAATTCCTAGCATTGCTTGCCCTAGCAAGCCCTCCTTTCCGTCCGGCACCCTGCCGAGCTAGGGTCTTTTCTTCCTGCTTTGCCTTTATTTCTGCCATCCTTCCGTTGACCCACCCGTCGCCTGTCAACTCCCAATACCGGGTCAGTATCTTCCGCAGCACCTCGATCTTGGTCGTCCTGGCGATCAGCGCAAGCTCGTCAATGTCGTCGCGCAGTGGGCCGCCAGCGAAGAAGGCCATGAGGAGCAACAGATACACGCCGTGCTCCTCGGCATTTAGCGACATCGTGTCTCGCAGGTAGTCTCCGTGGTACAGCGGGAACCAACTCATGCTCATGGTGTCACTCCTTCCCCCACCGCTTGTACGTCTTGCCCGTTGGCGACGGCAGGCTGCTGTAGTCGATCTTTTCTCCGCCCACGCGCATCCAGCGCCACGGGCTGGCCTTGGCGCCCTTGCGCTGAGCAGCCTGCTGCGCAGGCGTCGGCGGGCGTTTCACGGCGTCACCCGATACAGCGCAGCACGGCGCTCCGCGTCCTCGGCGCAGTACGTGCAGAGCTGGCAGCCGGGCACGGCGAGCTGGCGGGCGCTGCTGATCTGGTCGCCGCACACCGCGCACAGATCGGCGGACTCGAGCGGCGCCATCGCATCGCGCGCGGCGCGCAGGGCGCGCGCGCGTTCGAGTTCCTGCTCGATCAGGTCGGCGGCGCGGTCGGCGTCATCCACGGCTCACGTCCTCGATGGATTGGAAGATCTGGAAGGCGACTTGCGGGACGATGGCGTTGCCGAGGGCTCTAATTCGGTCCACCCGATTGGGAACCCCATCAGCCACTCGAGGAATTCCGGGTTGACTTTCCCATTTACTGGGCTCTGCATCGCATAGCCTTCCGCCACCGCTATGGCCCCAGGTAGAGCTAACCAGTGATTGCCCTCGCGCTTCCCGTGATAGCCGCGCCCAGTCGCGTCGCCGCTTGTCGGAGATGGCCACGATCCAGACCCGATCTCTGCCAGTTCCAGAAAACGGCGCTCCGACGCAAGTAGCCGGTATGCAATGCCACTCCGCGTCATACCCGAGCGTGGCCAGGTCTCCAAGAACTTCGCCGACCCCTCGATAAAGCAGGTCTGCGACGTTCTCCACGACCACGTAATCAGGTCGTATTTCGCCAACGATTCTTGCGAACTCTGACCACAAGCCCGAGTGCTTCCCTTTGATCCCCGCCTTTTTCCCAGCACTCGAGATATCGGTGCATGGGAACCCGCCAGTGATGAGGTCGATTCTTCCAAGTCCTTCAAGCTCAGTTGCATTGAGCGTCCTCACATCATCGAAGATCGGGACATCAGGCCAGTGCTTGCGCAGCACGGCCTGCGGGTACGGCTCGATCTCGCAGAACGCGACTGTCTGCCAGCCCATCCACCGGGCGGCCAGCGCGAATCCGCCAATTCCGCTGAAGAGATCCAGGTGCCGCATCACGCACCGAAGAACACCCGCACGGCCGCGCTCGTGACGAACACGATCCACGCGCAGACGATCACATCCATCACCACGGCGGCGAGCCAGTCGCCGCGCGTCTCGTGGCCGTCGCGCGCGCTCCACAGCAAATAGGTCAGCACGTCGCCGTCCTCCGCAGCTCGTTGTGCCACGCCATCGCGTAGGCGGCCCGCGCCCGCACAACGAGGCGCTCTGTCGGCAGCCCGGCCTTGTGGTCCGCCTCCACGCGGGCGATGGCCCGCTTGAGGTCGGCGCGGTACGCGTCGGAGTAGCTGGCCCACGTTGCGCTGCAGCGAATCGAGCTTTGTCCCATCAGGTCCTCCAGGCAAAAAGAGACCCGGCCGGGTTGGGCCGGGTCGAGGGGAGCGCCCGAGATGGCGGAGCGGAGATCCCCGCCAGCGGTCGGTGCAGCCGCTGTGCCCATCTAGGCGGCCTCTGGCGGCATCCAGTTCGGATCGGGATAGAGATCTGGCCGAAGGTGATATGGCGGCGTGGCCGTCAGCCGTGCTATGGCTATGACGCGATCCGCAGGGATCTGTCGCCACTGGCTGATCGCTTGCGTGGTGATGCCCAAGTGCCTAGCGAGTGGAGCAATTCCGCCAGCCCGTTCGATTGCCGTGTCGAGTCCGTCCATGAGGCATAGCGTAAGCCTCGCTTCCTTTTTGTCAAGGGCGGCTAGCGTAGGCTATTCTTACGCCGTGGCATACAATCCCACCGTGACACTAGGACAACGCATCCGCTACGCACGCCGCGCGGCTGGCCTCACTCAGGCTCAGTTGGCGGCAGTCTGTGGCGGGCTAAGTCGCGAGGCCGTCGCGCAGTGGGAAAATGACAAGACCGAGCCAGACGGTTCGGATCGCGTCATCGAGCTGGCGCGGGCGACAGGCGTTTCCCTGGCTTGGCTGATGGCTGAATTGACCGGCTGCCGGCCCACCTGCGGGCGGCCGTCGAGACGATGGTGGACACCCTGTCGAAGGGTGCGCCGCCAACGCCACCTGATCAGCCGCCCGCACCGAAAGACCCGCCAAAAGCGTAGGAAGTGCCTGCCCGCGCCAAATAAGTGCGCCGGCAAACGTAAGCGGCGCTTGACACTCCAAGTAGGGTAAGCTAGGCTTCCTCTCATAGCCGCCGTTATGGCGGATACGGAGAGCGCCATGGAACTGAACCGCGACGTAGACGCCACGCTGCGCATCAACGTGGACTTCATCTACCGGCCGGCCCGCCCGGCCATCCGGCCCACCATGAACGATCCGGGCGATCCGCCCGAGCCGGCCGAGATCGACATCCAGAGCATCTGGGTTGGCGGCAAGGAGCTGGACCTTTCCGAGATCAGCTCCGACTACCTGGACATGATCGCCGACACCCTGCTGGAGCGGATGGACGAGGAGGAAGAGGCGTACCACGCCTCGCGCCAGTCGGGCCGCGAGTACTTCGGGACGTAGCCATGAGCGCCCGGCTCGCCATCGTCGCATTCCTCGCGATTGCCGGCGGCGCCGTCGCCGAGCTGATCGCCGACTTGCTGGAGGTGCTCCTGTGATCCGCTCCGAACTGAGTCCCGGCTTCGTCGTGGACGAGGCCGAAGAGTCTGACACCGAAGAGGTCGTCGTGTACTCGCCGGCCGAGCAGGCCGCCTTTGAGGCGGGCTACCAAGCCGGCTTCGCCTCGGCCAAGGCCAAGATCGACAGCCTGCTGAATGACCGCTACCAGCTCCAGGAGGCCCTGGACTACCACACTAGCAGCAGCGAGGAGCGCAGCCATGCGGCTTGGATCGTTGACTAGCGATACGCCGCTCACCAACGCCGAGCGGCTGGCCCTGTGGCGGGCCAAGTTGGCTGGCTGGCGGATGGAGCAGTGGTACGAGCTGACGCACCCGGACGAACCGGCCGTGATCCTCGACAGCACGCTGCTCGACTGGGACGAGATCCCGCCGTTCCTGCGCAAGCAGGCCGGCTAAACGGAGAGTGCTATGGAAGTCTACAAGGCAATCGCTGCCGTCATGGGCGAACTGGCGCAGAGCGGCATCGCCAAGAGCCGCAAGAACGTCCAGCAGGGCTATGCGTTTAGGGGCATAGATGACGTGTACAACGCGCTCGCGCCGCTGATGGCAAAGCACGGCCTGATGATGCTGCCCACGGTGCGCTCCCGCGGCATGACGGAACGCGCCACGGCCAAGGGCGGCTCCCTGTTCTACGTCGTCTGCGAAGTGGACTTTGATCTCGTGTGCGCCGCCGACGGCAGCTCGCATCGGATCACCGTGTTCGGCGAGGCGATGGACTCGGCCGACAAGGCCACGAATAAAGCGATGTCGGCTGCTTACAAGTACGCCGCCCTGCAGACGTTCTGCGTCCCGACGGAGGGCGACAACGATGCCGACGCCTCGACGCACGAGGTGCGGCCTGCCGTCATCACCGACACGCAGCTCTCGACGCTGCGCGATCTGTGCGCCGCGGCGGGCAGGGCCGAAGCGGAAATCGCCAAGGCCATGAGCGTCGCCACCCTCGCCGATCTGCCGGCCGCGCGCTTCCAAAGCGTCGCGCACCGGCTGGAGGCCATTGCCAAGCAGGAGGCCGCATGAGCGACAAGCTCCTCGCGGCCATCATGGCAGAGCCCGGCCGTGCCGTGTCGCCGGCCGAAGCCGCCGAGATTGCCGCCGCCGTGCGGCTGACCATCGAGCGGCAGCCGTGCTCCGTCGATCACGAGGGCAAGACGCGCGGCGTGCACTGGGCGACGAGATGCTTCGCGCTGGCGATGCAAGTCAGCAAGCTGGAGGCCCGCCGTGATCGTCGTTAACGTTGAGCAGCGCAGTCCCGAGTGGCTGGCCCTGCGGCGCGGCGTCATCACCGCCAGTGCGGCAGATCGCCTGTTGACGCCCGCCAAGCTACGCGAGTATGCGCTGGAACTGGCGGCCGAAGCCCTGGTGGCCGAGACGCCGGCACAGCCTGTCACGGCGCCGATGCAGTGGGGCCTCGATCACGAGGACGCGGCCCGGCTGCGCTACGCCTTCGAGGCCGGCGTCCACGTCACGCAGATCGGCTTCGCGTGGCACGACGACTTCGAGGGGTTCGTCGGCTGCTCGCCCGACGGGTTGGTCGCCGACGACGGGCTCGTTGAGATCAAGTGCCCGAGCAGCAAGCGGCACCTCGAATATCTCACCAGCGGCGAGTGCCCGAAGGACTACCTGCCGCAGGTGCAGTTCCAGCTCTGGGTGACGGGCCGCGCCTGGTGCGACTTCGTGTCATACGACCCGCGCTTCTTGCGCGGCGACTTCTTCCGCGTGCGCGTGCCGCGCGACGACGAGCTGATCGCCAAGCTCGCGGCCGGCGCCAAGACGTGCATTGACCTGATCCGGCGCCACATCGACGCCGCCACGACGCAGAGGGCAGCATGAACTACGACAACAACTTGACGGGCATCGTGTCCAAAAACGACCGCAAGGAGCAGCCGAACCATCCCGACATCAAGGGCCAGTGTGAGATCGACGGCACGCAGTACTGGATCAGCGGGTGGCGCAAGGAGCGCAAGGACGGCACCGGCTCGTTCTATTCGCTGTCCTTCAAGGCCAAGGACGAGCCGACGGCCAAGCCCGCGCCGAAGCCGGCGGCCAAGGCCGAACTGCACGACGACGACATTCCGTTCTGACGATGCGCCCGCCGCCCTGGCACAAGGACGAGATCGCTGTCTGCGCCCGCGTCTACCGGCGCAAGGGCGCGAAGGGTGCGCAGGCGGCGTTGGCTGCGGCCGGATGGGAGCGGTCGTGGGCTGCGATCAGAAACAAGATGAAGAAGGTGCTGGTACAGCGGGAGGGCAGGAAGTGACCGCGTGGACTGACAGAGAGGACCGCATCGTGGCGAGCAAGCTCGACTACCCGGACATCACGCTCGCCGAGCTGCAGACCGCACTGGCGGCGATCGGCTCAAAGCGCACGACCAAGGGAATCGAGACCCGCGTGTCCGTCCTGCGCAAAGCGCGGGAGGCGAGGGTGCGCGCCGGGTGGCTGAGCGATCCATTTCTCACCGGAAAGCGGAGGTGCGCGTGACCACCGACGACGGCGCGACGCGCCACACAGACACTGCGGCACTGGTTGCCGAGATCGAGCGGCTGCGTATAGATCTGGATCGTGCAGAAAGCTTCGCAGCAGAGTGCTACGAAGATATCAAGCGGATGCATGCCGACATGAGCGCCGACATTCACTGGCGCGCGAAAGAGATCGGGCGCCTGCGCGCCCTGCTGCGCGAGGTGCATGACGCGGCGCCGTACCTAGGCGCGGACATCAACAAGCGCGTCCGGGAGACACTGGGTGATGAGTGACATAATAAAACGCCTACGCGACTGGGAGAAATCAAAGCCTCAACTCGACTGCCCACAATATCTTCTAGACGAAGCCGCCGACGAGATTGAGCGGCTGCGCAACATCGTGATCGAGTTCGTCCGGATCGGAGACTCAGAATATGCGGAGTTTCGGCCGCAGATGGTCGATCTCTATTTGATCGCTCAAAAGGCAATCGGGCAGGACGGTCTGCAATGACTGACATAGTTGAACAATTGCGCGAATGGTCACAGGACGCTGGCGGACCAAGCGGGATTGGCATGCAGCTCGTTGACGAAGCCGCCGACGAGATCGAGCGGCTGCGCGCACTACTGCGAGAGTATATAGAAAACGATCTCACCGATGAGTGGGAGTACGACTTCCTGAAGCGTATCAGGGAGGCGGTAGGCAATGAGTGACGTTCACGAATACGAATGCCCGGAGCACAAAGGATGGCACGGTGAAACCCGTTGTGCTTGGTGTATGCAAGACGAGATCGAGCGGCTGCGCTCGGCTCGAAATGAGTTGGTCACCGCGCTGTATGACATCGCTAGCCATTTCGAGAACACTCTTTATGCGTTTCGAGATGACACGGAGGCGAGAAAGAAAGCGGAGGGCGACATTGCC